GATTGCCGGTTTCGATACCTATTTTGAAGCGCGTGGCGTCGAGCGACCAGCGAGCATGACGGATGATATTGTTACCGCTGCTTTGCTGGTCGCGTCCGAATGGATTGACGGCATTTATGGACCGTCATTCATCGGATATAAAACGGGCGGGTTTCCGCAAGATCGCGAATGGCCGCGCACATTGGCAGTTGTGGACACGTTTCCATATTTCGCGTTTGCGGTTGATGAAATACCGGTTCAAGTGGTTCAGGCTGTTTATGAAGCGGCTTGGCGACATGCGAGCAATCCCGGCTCGCTATTGGTTGATTACACACCGGGCAAATACAAATCAGTTTCGATTGATGGCGCGGTCTCGGTTGAATACGCTTCATTCAACTACGCGTCCGAAACGCAAACCACATTCCCGCGCATCGATCAATTGTTATCTGATTTGCTTGGCGGCGGTTCTTCCGTTTCCCGATACAGTAGCGCCGCGCAACGGGTATGAAAAAGCCCGCCACACTGGATTATATGGCGGGCTAGTTGGGCCGCGCAACGGGAGGGGAGTTGCGCCAGCCTTGGGAGACGATTACTTGATGCGGAACACGCGCACGGTTGCCTTGTCGGGGTCGGTCTTGGGGTCGATATCGTGCGCTCCCCATTCCTTGACACGTTCGGTCACGTTGACCGGCGTTCCCTGCGCAACAACGTTTCCGTTGGCATCCTTGACCGGTTCGCCGGGCTTTGTGACCGGGTTGCCGCTGGCGTCCAGCTTGGGTTTCTGGTTCGTGTCGCGGTTGTTTTCCTTGCTCACGGTGGCGCTGATCTGGCGCTTGGTCTTGTTGGTCAGGCCGAACGATTTGCCAACCTCAAGTTCGTGCATCTTTTCGACAACCGGCGACTTTGCACCACGACGGGCGGTAACAGGCGGTTTGATGTCGTCGCGAATTGCGGTGAATACCGGCGTAACGCGGTCTTCTGCTTTGGGCGCTCCGGCCTTGCTCTTGGTGGCGGTGTTGGCGGTTTTTTCAGACATTTGATTTCCTTTCGGGTTGTTGTATAAGTGAATGGCGAACAATTAGAACGTTGAAAGGTGTGTGTCAATGACTTTTTATCAGGAAATGCAAAATCTCGCGAATGATCTATTATCTGACCCTGATTTTAAACAGGGTGTCATTGAATATGTTCGCATTGTTCCGGGTTCCGGTCCTGCGGATAATCCAGGACCGTTAACACCTGTAAAGACTGAATTACCGGGCGGTGTTGTCAAAGGTGTTTCATTTAAATATGTCAAGGATGGTTTGGCGCTATCGACAGATTTAACCGTGACTGTTCCGGTTCATCCTGATATTACCGTTGATATGCGTGATTTCATTGACATTGACGGTACGCGGCTCAAGATCGTGCAAGATATTTCCTCGCCAGCGGCGGGCACGCGTGTTGTGTGGAAGTTCATTGTGCGCAAGGGTTCGTGATAAATGGCCGTCAACAATCGCCGCAAACTCGATAAACTGATTGACCTGTTTCAACCGCGTATCCGTGACGCGTTTCTAGCGGCGATGCGTGATGTTGTGGATAACGTCATTTTGGTTGATATCATTCGGGCGATTGAAAACGGTGATCCGATACGCGCATTTGAGTTGCTAGGTTTTAACCAGTCCGCAATGCGTCCAATCACGCGCATGATTGAGGAAGCTTTTGAAACGGGCGGCGTGTTGACCGGTCAAGGTTTCCCCAAATATCTCAATACACCATCCGGGCGCGCGGTCTTCCGTTTCGACGTGCGCAACAGTCGCGCGGAAGGTTGGTTGCGTGATCATTCATCATCAATGGTGACGCGCATTACAGATGATGCACGCGAGATTGTCAGGGTAACAATGGAGCGAGGTATGCTGGCAGGTGACAATCCGCGCCGCACGGCTCTTGAGTTGGTCGGGCGCATCGATCCTGTTACCAACATGCGGACGGGCGGCACCATCGGACTTACACCAGGACAAGAGCGATGGGTTTCCAACACGCGGCGCGATTTGAATGAAATGCAGGTAATTGCATCGCGCGTTCGTAGTGGTGAATATTCGACGTTGCATGCGCGCGAACAATTGGAGAAAAGCGGCTATTTCTCGCGTGCGTTACGTCGCAAGGGTTCCGACAATCAAATCATCAAATCGATTACCAACGGTAAGGATTTGGACGCCAATACGGTTGACCGTCTTGTGATGACATACCGCAATAATGCGTTGCGCTATCGTGGTGAGGTGATAGGGCGCACGGAAGCGTTACAGGCGTTGAACCGGTCGGAATATGAGGCACATCTCCAGGCGATTGACAGCGGTGCATTGCGCGAACGTGACGTGAAACGAATATGGGACTCGGCGGGCGATGGTCGGGTGCGTGACACACACCGCGCGATGGATGGACAAGCGGTCGGCGTCCATGAGCCTTTCATGTCTCCAAGCGGTTCGCAGATGATGCACCCCGGTGATGGCAGCATGGGAGCCGATGCGTCTGAAATTATTCAATGTCGTTGTCGAGTTCGTATTGAAGCGGATTTTTTGGCGCAATGGAATGATGATGAAAAGGGCCGCAACAATTCACCGGTTGTTGATTTGGTTGCTCAAAATAAAAAGAATGATACAGCGATGCGTAACGCTGTTGTTAGTGAGGGTATGAAAGATGGTCGCGAACATTTGCGCGTTTATGATGCAAATACCGGAATGGAAATAGATGCTAAACCAATTAAACAATCAAAAAGTGCGATTACATTTAGTCAAGATTTGATTTCAAAATTGGAAGATCGCAATAATAATCTAGTGTTGCATCACAATCATCCAAGTTCCAATTCATTTAGTAAGCAAGATTTGAACATTCTAACTTATCCGGGCGCGCGTTCAATTTCTGCACATGGACATAATGGTTCATCTTTTCGGGCCGAACGTGGTTCTGTTCAATTTAAAATGGGAGATTTTGAGCAAATCGAAAGACAGATGAAAAATCATTTTCAATCTGCTGTAAACAATCGAGTTATAACAACGGAAGACGCAAATTTTCTATTTTATCACACCATTTCAACAAAGTTAGATCAGAAAAAGATGATTAGCTATTTGACCGACTTAGAGCCGTCAACTGTTTTAATGCTTGAAAGAAATAAAAACGCGATCAATAAAATATTAGAGGCAACAAAATGATGATCATAGACCCGCCATCACCATTCGCACCAATTGCAGAATGGGAACAATTCTTGCGTGAAATGCAAGCGTTGAAGTCTAACGATGTTGACGTTTTGAACGCTATTGCAGAAGCAAAGCGGGTTATTTCGGAGAAACAGTTAGAAGGTTAAAGGTAAGCCATCCGGCGCGATTAATGGCAACATCACAAGCGCCATTTTTTCTAATTCACCACGCGGAACATTGTCAGTCAAGTGTTTCACATAAAATTCATTCCGTCCGCATGGATGATGTGAATTGAATGCTGCAACCGGATAACCTTGCGATTGCCAGATTGACCGGCATTCGTCTGATTGTGAGACACAAGCGAAATTGAAGCGGCGCAAGAATGACGGATGGCCTAGCGCAAAAACCAGATCATCCATATTCAGTTTTTCACCGGCATGTTTGAGCGTGACGGCGGTTTGAGCGCCGGGCGAACCACCAAACGATGCGGCTTGCATGGTCACGCTCACAATCTCGCAACTATAGCCGGTTCGCTCCATGATATCCGCCATTGCAGCGACCACGGCGGCGCGCACGGTGAGATTGTCGGCGTTGATGCGCGCGGACGCGGTGTTTTCCACAAACAGCGTCACAACGCGGCGTCCTGGCTGTTTGGGTCGTCTGATCATGTGCATGGGGTTGCCAGCAAGCAACCTGCCAACGCTTACATTCCCGCCCGCTACGCCGTAAGATCGACGGCGGGCGGTCGCATGTTCCAGATTGAGGAATTCAAGCACGCGGGCGGCGTTCTGGACGCCATCACGCCAGCCGTCACGCACAAGGTTGATGGCGGCGCTCATGTCTCGCGTACCGTGCCAATTCGCGCCACCAGTCCAACCCGCATCGCGCTTATCGGCTCGCTTGTCGGCTGGTATCGCTTCAATGAATTTGATCATATTGGCGAGATTGGAAAAGCCGAAAAATGCGAGCGGGTTTTTATCCTTGAAATAATTCAAATAGCGTTGATCATCGCCATAAATTGCGGTTGATCCGTCGCGAGTTACGGGACGTTCACGATCATCTGTGATGAATTTATACGCGTCGAACGATTTGAGTTCGGTCGGTCGCGGCGCTGGTGTGTCGTTGTCGCCAGTTACCAGACAGCCGGGCAATTGTTTCAGTTGCTCGATTTCCTGCGGCGTGGCGGAATAAAACAACCAATTCTTTTCGTCACTGTTCCACACACCGCCTAATTGTTTCAAGCGGTCTTTATGGTCAAATGTGCGTCCGGTAACAGTGATGGTCATGGTGAGCCATATTTAATAACTTCCGTGAAGATTTTCCGTGCCTTTTCCCTATCATAGAGTTTGACTATGAGGGTTGTCCCATTTTTCAGTTTGATAGTGATTGTTTCGATTTCGTCAATGTTGATATTCATTCTTCAACTCCTCTGTCTTTACGATCCCACATATTAAGATCACCTAATATTTTGTCAAAACATTTGTCTCCTATGGTTACTTCTTTTCCTGATTTGAAATGTAATTTTATCTCACCCATAACGCTA